AACTACTCGGCGACCTGGGCGACGGCTGTCAGCAACATCGACACGACCGACGACAAGACCACGGTCGCGGCCCTGTCGCTGATGAAGCGCATGGCCAAGCTGGCTGACCCGCATATCCGCCCCTACAACACCGAAGACGGCCGCGAGTATTTCGTGGCCTTCCACGGCGCGCGGACGTTCCGGGACCTGAAGGCTGACACCACGATGACGCAGGCGAACCGTGAGGCGCGCGCGCGTGATGTGGGCGCCAACCCGATCTTCCAGGACGGCGACCTGATCTACGACGGCATCATCCATCGGGAAGTTCCCGAGATCGACGCCGTTGTGGTGGCGGGGACCTACAGCATGGACGCCATCGGCGCCTCGTCGGCTGACGTTCGCCCGGTGTTCCTGTGCGGCCTCCAGTCCGTTGGCATCGCCTGGGGCCAGGAGCCGACCATGCGGACGGACCTGACCAAGGACTATTCGTTCCGTCCTGGTGTCGCCATCGAGGAGCTGCTGGCGGTCAAGAAGCTGGCGTTCAACGGCAAGCAACACGGCATGGTCACCGGCTACTTCGCCGCTGCCGCCGACTCCTGATCCCAACCATAGGGGAGGGCTTCGGCTCTCCCCGATTCTTATCGGAGGCCATCAAATGGCTACTCTTACGGCCACCCGTGCGGCGGCTAACTTCCCGGTCGGCGGCTATGTCGGCGCGGGCGTTCTCAACGTGGCTTACGGCTCCTATACGCTGGCGGCCAACCCTACCGGGGCGGATATTCTGAAGGCTTGCCGCATCCCGGCCGGCGCGACGGTTCTCGGCGGCTGGGTGCGCGGTGAAGACCTCGACACCGGCACGGCGGCGCTCGATTTCGACATCGGCTGGCCGGCCAACGGCGGGACCGGCGTGGGCGCCACGGCGGACCCTGACGGGCTCGGCAACTTCGGCGTCCTGAACGGAACGTCGGTTGCCAACTATCTCCCCGAGGGCGGCATTCTGGCGCCCCTGCATGGGACGTTGGCGACCGGTCCGAAATCGTTTGACGCCGAAACGACAATCCAGATCGTGTTCAACGTCGCCGCCAACGCCGTCGGGACCGGCGTTCTCACGGTCGTCGTTTTCTACGTGTTCAACTAGCATGAAGGTCCGGTTCATCGGCTCCGACGACCAGACTGAAGACACGATCTGCTCTGTCTTTGGTCAAACCTTCCCGCTTGGGGAGTGGGTCGAAACCAGCAATGCCAAGCTCGCCGGAAACCCGGCGTTCGAGGTGGACGCGGATGGGGACGAGGAGCCGGACCCGACTGTTGACGAAATGAAGGCCGAACTGGACCTGGGCGGGGTGAAGTATCACCACAAGGCGGGTCCGGCGCGTCTGAAGGCCATGATCAATGGCGACCTGTAGCGATCTCGTCAAAGGCGCATTCCGGCGGGCCGGGATCACACGAGACCTGGATGAAGTGCGTCCGCGTGAGTTTGATCATGGCCTTCAGACGTTGCAGGACCTCTATCTGGAACTGATCGGCGCCGGCGCTTTCGGGCGGCTCTCTGACGTTCTGGTCGATGGGGATCACACGGCCAAAGAGCAGGAACGAGTGCTGGTGACGACTGAGGACGCCGTGACCATCACGGTTCCCGAAACCATCACCGACGACGACACGGGCGAGGAACGGGCGCCGCATGACGGTTCGCTTGTTCTGGTTACGGACGTGGCGTCAACGACGCGGCGTTCGTATGTCTACGACGCAGCTTACGCGGCGTGGACGTTGATCGAGGGCCTGTCCATCGGCGATTTTGCGCCTCTGTCGATCCGCTACCGGGCCGGCCTTGAAGCGCGCCTCGCGGTGCGTCTCAGCGAGGAAAATGGCATGGCGGTGACGCCGGAACTTCGCCGCCAGGAAGCGCAGGGGATTTCGGCCCTGCTCCACCGCTACGACGCCCCTGAGCGGGCGACACAAGCCACCTACTACTAGGGAAACAAGCCATGTTGGTTAGCTCCATCATCAAGCAGGCCATGCGGTCTGCTGGAGTGCTCGACGCCGGTCACGAGGCGACGCCGCTGCAATCGGAAGCCGCCCTGGATGCCCTGAACGGTCTGCAAAGGTCGATGTTCGGGGTTGAGATCGGCCCGCGTCTGGATTCGGTCGCCCTTACGGCATCGACCGCGGGCGTCTATGGCGGGGCCTATCAGGCCCTTCTCGGGCAGGCGGCAACCCTGACCTTCCCGGCCAATCCTCAACCGGGCTGGCGGGTCGGCTACACGGACTCGGGCGCCAACTTCGCGACCTACAACCTGACGCTCAACCCGGCGAGCCGCAAGATTTCGACGGCGGTGGGGACCTACGTCACGGCCAATCAGGCGATCGCGACCAACGGCGCGACCGGGGTCTATTTCTTCCGCGAGGATGCCGGCTGGACGCTGGAGCAGGACTGGGCCTTGACGGACACGCCCTACTTCCCGGTGGCGTTCCATACGGCGCTGGCCGATCTTCTGTCGCTGGTTCTGCACCCGCAATACAGCGGCGAGCCCCCCGCCAATCTGGTCAACAACGCGCAACGGGGCCGTGACGTATTTATGGAGCGTTACAACCCGCGCGCGATGGCGGCCCGCGCCCGTAAGGCCTGATGCCTCTCGCGCCCCTCGCTTCGCAGGCATACGGCCGTGCCGGGCTTCCCAAGGCCCGGCTGGTCAATATGTATGTGGAGCGGACCCCGGAAGGGCCGACCGACAGCGCCAGACGTTCACGGCCCGGCCTGGTGGCGAGCACAACGCGGGGCTTCGGCCCAATCCGCGCGATTCTCACCCATGCGGGTTATCGGTTTGTCGTCTCGGGAACGCGGGTGTTCCGGGATGCCGTTCAGGTCGGGGTGTTGCCCGGCGTCTCTCGGGTTAGGCTGGCGCAATCTGACGACCAGCTTGTCATGGTGGCCGATGGGCTGGCGTATCTGGTCGGGGCGAGTGTGGCGACCATCGCCATTCCAGACGGTTATCTGGTGTCGGATGTGGCGTTCGCCGCGGGCCGGTTTGTCTACGCGATGCAGGCGAGCGGCGAGTTTCGGTATTCGGAGCTGTCGGACGCGGAAAACATTGGCGCGCTCAACTTCGCCACGGCGGAATCGAGCCCGGACGATCTGGTGAGCCTCGAAAACCTCGGCGACGATGTGCTGATGTTCGGCGAGAAGACCACCGAATGGTGGGGACCGACCGTGGACATCGCGGCGCCCTATCAACGCTACAATGGCCGGCGCTATGACGTAGGGTCGGCGGCGCAAAACAGTGCGGTCAAGATCGAAAACGGGATTATCTGGGTCGGCACGGCGCAACGGTCTGACCGGACGGATCTGAAGGTCTACCGGACGGGCTCAACCCCGGAAGTGATCTCGACGCCTGCGATTGACGCCTTCCTGTCTCAGTGCGCCGACATATCGCTGGCGACGGCGATTGAGGTTCCGAGCGAGGGTCGCAGCTTTTACGTCCTTAACATTCCGGGCGTGACCACAGTGGCCTTCGATGCCCGTGAAAAGCTGTGGTCGGAATGGGCGTCCTACGGGCTCGATACGTTCCGCATCCAGTGCGCCGACGCCGGGCTCTATGGCGACAACGACACCGATCAACTCTGGACGCTTGATCAGGACGCCAACACCGATGGCGGCGACGCGATGGTGCGGACCTGTTCAGCCTATGTCCCGACGATAGGCCGGTTTCGGGTGGAATGCCTGGAGCTTTACTGTTCGCGGGGCGAGGGGGCGCTGGGGACCGAACCGCTGGTCGAAATGCGCTACACCGACAGCGATGATATGGACTGGTCGGCATGGGATCGGGTCAGCCTTGGCCCGCATGGTGTAAGCCCGCGCGCGCGCTGGCATCAACTCGGGCAGGCCAAGCCACCGGGCCGGCTGATAGAGTTTCGCTGTTCGGACGACGTGCTGTTTTCGCCGTTTGGGCTGGCGGTGAATGAACGCCGATGACGCCCCCCAAGCTCCCGCCGTGGTCTGAACCGATGTTCGATGATCGCGGACAAATGACGCTGGTCTGGCGGACGTGGTTTGAGCAGATGGCCGAACTGGTGAAGGACCACGAGGCCCGCATTGTGGCGCTGGAACCGTGATCAGGGTTGAGCGCTCGCCGGCGTTCTGGCGGGCCGTGGTCGATCATCCGGCGGTGTCTCACGTCACGATGGGCCTTCCGGTCGATATTGAGGGCATGGTTGCCCATGAGAGCGTGACGCCGCTGGCGAGTGAGCATGGCGGGTTTCTGTTCTGCCGTCTGGACGGCCTGGGGCGGGTGTTTGAGCTTCACACGATGTTCCTGCCGGAAGGCCGGGGCCGGGAGGTCAGCGGGGCGGCGAAACTGGCCTTTGCGCGGATGTTTGAGACTGGCGCGCGGGTCATCACGACATACGAGGTTGAGGGCTGGAGCGCCCCGCCTCTTTCGTTCGGCTGGCGGTCTGTCGGGGGGTTTGAAGCCTCGGCGATCGGTCAGGTTCGGACATGGGTTTTGACGCTGGACGGCTGGGAAGCCTCGCCGGCGCGCGGGAGATTGCACTGATGCCCATTGTTGCTGCTGCTGTAGGCTTTCTGGGGACCGCTGGCGGTGCTGCGGTTGCCTCGACTGCCGTTGGACTTGGCGCGTCGATTTATGGCGCGAACAAGCAGGCCGATGCCGCCAAAGACGCCGCGAACCAGTCCCGCCTGGCGACTGACGCCAGTCTGGCCCTGCAAAAGCAGATTTACGACCAGAACCGGGCGGATCAAGAGCCGTGGCGTCTTGCCGGTCAGGGCGCGCTCAATCAACTGGCCGATCCGAACGCCAATTTCATGGCCTCGCCCGACTATCAGTTTCGGATGCAGCAGGGCCTTGAAGGCGTGACCCAAAACCGGGCGGTTAACGGACTGCTCAAGAGCGGTTCGGCGCTTCGGGGCCTGAACGACTATGCCCAGAACACGGCGGCCGGCGAGTTCGGGTCGTGGTGGAATCGGCAAGCGGGGCTCGCCAATGCCGGGCAGGCGGCCAACACGCAAAACGCTCAGTCGGGGTCCAGCTACGCCAACGCCTCGCAGAACGCGCTGTCAAACAACGCTCAAGCCCAGATGCAGTCCAGCTACTATCAGGGCAACGTGGCGGCGCAGGGTGCGGGTCAGGTGGCTGGGGCCATCGGCTGGGGCATCCAGAATCTCCCGCGGGGCGGGTCGGGTGCGGCCGGCGCCGGCAATCCCGGCGCCCATGCCGGAGGGTCTGGCGGTGGCTTTTCCGTCTCTAACCCTTGGAGGGGCTGATGCCGACACTGGTCAATCCCCTCGCGGCCTATCGCGACGCCTACAGCTTGCTCGAGGGGCAGGCTCAGGACGGCGCCAGACGCCGGGCGGGCAATGCTCTGGCCGGCGGCGACTACGGTGGCGCCCAGACCGCCCTGTATGGCCGCGGGATGCTGCAAGAGGGCGCGGCGGTCGGTCAAATGCAGCAGGGTCAGGAAGACCGCCAGATGGGCATGGACGCGGCTCAGGCGGACGCCGGGAAGAAGCAGGCGTTCGAGCTGGTCGCGACGCTGGGCAACATCAACGAGGCGATGGCCCGCATCCCGGCGGAACAGCGGGCGGAGTATTTCCGAACGCAAATCGTTCCCCAGCTTCAAACCATGCCGGGCGTAACCGGGGAATCCATCGCCCCGATGCTTGACCCGTCCTACGACTGGACCGATCAAGGCATCGCATCGCACCGGGCCTTGCTTGGTGAGGCTGCGAGCAAGCTCCAGGTCGTCAACCTCGGCGGCGGTGGTGTCGGCACGTTCGACCAGGAGTCGGGGGCGTTCAATGTGCTGCGAGAACCGACACCGCAGGCTCCGAGCATCCCGGCGGGATATCGCCAGACCGAAACCGGGCTTGAGTATATCCCCGGCGGCCCGGCTGACCCGCGCGTTGTCGGGGTTCGCTCGGCAGCGGGTCGGGCTCCCCGAGCAGCTGGCCGGCCGCCGGCGAGGGGCGCTGGCGGCGCTGCGGGAACAACGGCCTACGGCTTCGATCCCTCTGGACCTTCGTGGTGACACATGGCTGATATGGCTGATATCGGCGAAATCAGAACCAATCCGAACAATCCGAACCAGCGGGCGCGCTGGGATGGTCGCCAGTGGGCTGACGCATCAACGGGTGGCGCGGGTATCCCGCCGGGGTCTACGGCGGCCCCGGAATATGGTGCGGGCGCCTACAAGACGCCAGACGGCGCGGTGTTGCGCGGGAAGCAGATTATCCGAGGCGCAAACACGGCCCCGGCGGAATCGCGCGTCCGCATCGGCCTTAGCCTGGGGCCCGCCATCGAAGCGCAGCAACGGATGTTTGCCACCGAAGGCTGGAACAACCCGAAGACCCCAAACAATCCGCTGGGGAAGAATCCCTACAATTCAGGCAGGGGTCTCGCCGCTCGTATGATCGACGGTTCCGAAACCGGAGGGCCCATTGCGAAGGCAATCGGGGGGGCGGACTATCAGGCTTACGAACAGGCGGCCCGGACGTTTGAAAGCGGCCTGCTGCCTATTTTCTCCGGTGCTGCGGTCACGCCGACTGAGGCGACCCGGTTTATTCGGGCGAACCTTCCCCAGATGGGAGACAGCCCGCGAATCCTCGCGGCAAAGGCGCGCAACCGGGCGATGCTCCTGAACGCGGCGGCGCAACTCACCAATCAACCGATTCCGTTTCCGCGAGTGGGGATTTGGGGCGGCGCAACAGGCGATGCGGGAAAGAAGGCCTCACCTGCGACGCGTTCAGCGCCGGCGCCAAGCGGCAATGATCCGCTCGGTATCCGGGGGCGCTGATGGAAACCCTCGCCAGCTTCCGAAAGAAACACCCGCAATACAACGACCTTTCCGACGTTGACCTGATCGAAAGCCTCAAGCGCAATCCGGACGCCCTGTATTCCGCGTTTTATTCGGATATGCCGCGTGCGGAGTTTGACGCGCGGCTGCGGAACCCGGACCTTGGCCCGTCGTACGGCGCGGGATCGAAGGGCAATGATCCGGCGGCTGGCCTGCCTGTTTCGGCGGCTCAAGAGCGGGATCTTCGAGCGAGCGGCGGCTATTCGTCCAATCAACTGATGCCAGACGGCTCAACCCAAAGCCCGGCGTTTGAAACCCCGTTCAGTGGCAAGCCGGACGCTGGCAGTTATTACCCGCTAGAGGGCGGGATGGTTGACTATGGAGCCCGGCAACCGATCAGCGCAAAAGTGATGGCCGCTGGAAACGGGCTGCTGTCGGGCGTTCTGATGGGCGGCAAGAACGAGATCGCCTCGGGCATCATGGCCGCGCCATCCGTGTTTCAGGGCTGGGGCGCGGCAACGCAGTCGTTTGACCGCAGGCTTCGGTCAATGGACGCCAGCGATGATCGCTACCGCATGAACAACCCGCTTTCCTACTACGGCGGCGCTCTTGCGGGGACGGTGGCCTCGTCGGCTGCGACTCCGGTTGTTC